CGGCCAGCGCGCCGCCCACACCGATCGCAAAATACTCGCCCCCGTCAGTGGTGTTCCACTGGGCAGCGGCCTTGGCGTCCGAGGCAATCTTGGTTTTGGGGAAAATGCGCGCGTACTCGGCCGACTGGATCAGGTTACGCACCTTGCGCGCCATGACGATCGCCAAATCTGCAGTGTGTGATGCCACAATCACCTTGTGGTCCGGGTGACGGCCGAGGTACCACGCCGGGTAGTAGATCGAGATCATCTGGGACTTGCCCATACGCGGTGCCATAGACACGGCAATCCGGTTTTTGATGTTCTGCTCAACGTCCATGAGGAGGTGGCCCAGCCGTTTGAGGTGGATGCCGAACTTGTAGGTCTTGTCGATGGCCGCAATGAACGCCAAGAAGTCGTCTTGGGCTGCAGCGATCGTTTTGCGCTCCTCCAACTCGTCAAACATGGCCAAAAGCTCGGCAGCCTCCTCCCGGGGCATGTTCTTGACCAGCTTTTCGATGATTTGGGGCGTCAATTCCATGATTTACTTGGCGTCCACGTCGTCTACGGAGATTTCTGGCATGTGGGAGGTGCCATTTGGCACCACTTCCCCCTCAATGACACGCGTCAAGCGCTCGCGCAGCAGTTGTTCCAGCTCTTCGGTCGGCCGGTGGCGCATGGTGATCTCGGTTTTGTCCGTGAACAGCCCCACGTCTGAGATTTTGCCCAGCAATTCCAGCGATTTCATGCGGATGCGGGGGTCTGGGTTGGCCGTCTCGGCAATCAACTTGTTGGTGACGTAGGTTCTGATCTGGGATGCGGACTTGACCACCACCTTGTCGTACTCGTTGAGCAGGGACTGCAGGTATACAACCGTTTGTGGAGAGGATAGGTCCTCGTCGGAGGCCAACTTATTGCCTGCAAAGATGTCGCGGGCGTTGTCTTTGTCGAATTCCGTGATTTCGGACGGGTCTGGCAGGCTGTCGGTGTCCACGATTGCAGCCATGGCTGCAGCCACTCGGGTCTCCAGTGACTCAAAAGTCGGCGCGTAGTCCGCGATCGGGATGTCGTAGTCGATGGTGGTTTGATACATGGGAGGGAATCGCACTCCGGGTTGTTGGGCAAATTGTATAGTGAAATTTTTGGAATGGCTTTTATTTTTGCATGGGGGGTGTTTCCTGTGGGGGGATTTAGTTATGTATAGGTTGGATTTTGAGAGGTGGTGGCGGATACGCCACTCAGCGTAAAGGCACGCGCGGAGTCCCAGTTCACAGCGCGGGGGGCCGGGTACGGGTGGGTCGCGGCGGCTGGACTTTTAAGGTTAGAACATAGGTATAGGGGTTGACAATTAGCTATGGTTGAGTTACATTAAAGGCTCTGAATCAATTCCGATTCAGACAACCAAAAGGTAAATCAAATGTCAGTAATCAATCAATCCCTCATTTCCGCTGTCATCAAGTCATTCGAAGGCGAAGCCAAGGCTATTGCCAAGGCGCGCACCTCACAGGATCAAGCCATTCAAGCAACCCTTGACGCTATGCTGATTGCTTGTGACCAACCCAAGCCCCTTTTCATGAAGGGCAATGCTAAGACCAACGAAGCGCGCGGGCAGATCAAAGCCATGTTCGATGCCATTTGCGAAAAGGGTTTTATCTCCAAGTCATCGGCAGCATCTTATCAATCAGCGTTTTGGATTGCTTTTGAACAGGGCATTCCCTTTCAGCGTGACTTGAACAACAACAAAGCGAAGCCTGACACCACTGGCACAAGCGAAGCGAAGCCCACGACATCCGGCAAAGTGGAGACAACCGACATCCCCGCGCTTCACAAAACCTTGTCAAAAGCATTGGCACAAGCCCGGATTTTGAATCAGTCAATTTTTGCGGCTGATTTGGTTGACCTGATCGTTGACACATGGCCTGACTTTAAAGAGACAGTGTTGGCGAAGTAATCAACCCGGCCCGGCCTAGGCCGGGCCTTTAATCTTAAAGGAACAACCAAATGAATGAATTGTATTTTCAACATGCTTTGGATTGCGGAATCAACATGACAGGCAAAACCACTTTGCCAATTGAAAACTCTGACGGCCGGTTGCTTATGTGCGATATCATTGACCCTGAATCAAGGGATGTTGTTATCCATTCGGGCACGACATTGGACATTCAGCTTATCGAAATCTGCCAGTCCTATGGTGTCGATTACGCTATTGTATACAAGGGACGCCACACACCCGCTTAACCCCTACTGGCTAACCCTAGGCCCGCCACCCGGCGGGCTTTTTTTCGTCTGGACTTTTCTGGCCCCGCCGCCGCGCGGGGCGCGTCATAGTAGTCGGACCGTGGGGGAGAGCGAGAGGGCGAGTGCGTGCAGCGGCAGGCGAGGGCGAGGGAGGGCGCAACGGCTCGGCGAAAGTTTTAAGCTTAAAGCTATTGGTAGTATCGCTACAATGCACAAAACAGGCGTCGCGTGTTACAAAACGCCTGTGCATCAAAGTAAAGATAATACTAAGCCTATTTTGTAATACTGCAGGTCTCAAAAACAGCAGAGAAGAGAGAGAGATAGAGATATATTATTTATTTATTGTATGTGTGTTACGGGCGTACAGACTTTTAATCATACCAATCCTTGGGAAGCTTTGGTCGTTTGCTCTTGGCATGTGGACGAAATTTTAAGCTTAAAAGTTTTGGGGGGCCCGGGCAGGCTGGTAGGGTTTCAAAACCCCGTTGCAACGTACACACATAGCAAGAGCTAAAACCACGTCACTCCGCAAATGGTGATTTCAGGGGGCTCCCAGCCGTTAGTATGTCCCCACTCGGCCTTTGTAACATAAAACGCACTTTCTGTGCGGCTGTAACGTACACACCACCACTAGATATGTGATATCATCCACACCTCACCAACCCCGAGGACTACTATGACTCCAGACACCAACCCCATGCGGCCCATCACCTTCAGCATCCCCCATGCCGTAGCCATCAAAATATCCGAATGGCACGAAGGCCCACTCGAAGATGCAGCACTCACCGCCCTGCGGCTCTACCACGGCATTGGCCCCACCGCGCACGCTGAACTCCTGCAGGCTGCCCAGATTCTTGGCATCAGCCAACTCAAAGCCATGCGAACTGCGATCGACATGTTCGTCGAACAGACCAGCAAGCTCAAGACCACCCCCCACCCCAAGGGCCGACCCGTCACCAACCAAGAGCGCGACACTGCCATATTCCTGCGCGTCACCGAAGGGGCAACCCAAGCAGCGGTGGCACACACGTTCAACATATCCATTGTGCGAGTCGGGCAGATCATGGCCCAGCAACGCGCACTGCGCGGACTCACATCCAACCGCAAACCCCGCACACCCAACCAAGGTCAACCACACACGAGCGCCCAACCGCAACCACAAACCCCAGACATCGGCACACTCTTTGAGGCACTGGACTCCGGCATGACCCGCCTCACTGCAGCCACCACATACAACCTGACCATTGAGCAGGTCGAACGCGCCTATGCCGCGTACAAGGCAGACCTACCACTGAACCCAACCAAGGGAGACAAGGCATCTGCCACGTTCGCAGGCATCCATGCGACGGAAGAAGTTTTAACCTTAAAACATACCAACGGTATGGAAACGCCCGCACCACCCCCACGCAGGCTTGCAGTCATCCCACCATCCATGCGAGCCAAACCCGAAACCCTGCCGCCTCTCCCTGCAGACTCCACACCGGGCCAGTCTGCGGTGGACTTGATGAACAGCTTCCAACTGAGCGACCAACTATGACAACACCCATGCACACCCTTGAGCTCGAACTATCGCTCGACGTGGCCGATGAACTCGCTGCCAAGGCTGGCAGTCTTGATGCGGCCGTGATCCAAGCTCTGCAGGACTATCTGCAGACGGAACCCAAACACAGGGCCACACGGGACAGGGCAGTCAAGCACCTCGTGACGAACGGCAAACCCATCGAGGAGGCTGCTGCAATCTTTGGCCTGACGCCGAAAGCCGTGAAAATCATCGTGGAGTAGCCAATCAGGGGGGCCAAAACGCCCCCCTACACATAGCAAATAACACTTGACTTATGAGCTCTTTTGTGTTACAATATGAGTCTGAGTGGGAAATCGTGCCCAACTCGCGGCCAGCCTTACATATCTGCGGCCCTGTTCCTTAACAACTTATATACCGTTAGGATTAACCAAGACTTTTAAGGTTAAAAGTTCTTGGCTCCGATCAAGCCGCCGCTGCAATTGCAGAAATCGTTTAGTAGGAATTGCGCTGACAACAAGAAGGACATGGGACGAGCGTCGTGTAGGTAGATTGACAGTCAATTAAACGACTGCATCTTATGCCAACCCACACAGCACGCAACGCCCAGCACACCCATAAGCAGACATGAGATCACTTCCCTCGATGAATAGGCGTCCCGTGTAGCCGGGTCATGTGTGTGGAGTACCCCGATAGGCCAGAGTCAGCCGGGGGAAAGCATCATGCAATGCATATGCATACTACTTAAATGAGGGCGCTCCTCTCCGAGAAATCGTGACGAGCGCTAGGAAGCTGGAGACCTGTGACATGACAACCAGCATCTGGGATGTGGAACCGGCAAGCCGGGCTAAGCCACACCGACAACCTCTATCGTAGTCCAAGGACACCTCGCAAGAGGTGGCATCCTGAAGGGCATGGAGACTGACCTCCGTGTCCTTTGTGATGTGGCAATTCCGCCATATCTTTTAAGGTTAAAAGATCATGACTACCTTTGAATGGACTACCTCATCGCGGGGCTTCGCCAACTATATCTATCACGAGACCACAGAAGAACTGTCGCGCTCAGTAGGTATTGCAGGGATACACCACATACCAACCAAGAACTACTACCAAGTCAGCCTCAGCTATATGCTCAACGAGCTTGTGCCATCCAAGGCGTACATTTTCAAGCACAAGTTCCCAACGCTTGAAGCTGCCAAACGTGCAGTCGAGCGCAAAGTCCCGCCCCTCGTGGCTGTACTCAAGATGCAAGGAATAACCATATGAAAACCACATGGCACAACGCCCCGGGCAGCAAGCAGCACTGGCTGTACAAGGGCTCATCAATCGGAGCATCGGGCGTCGTCGGGATGATCTACGAGGTCAACCCCACTGCGTTCACTGTGTACAAAGAATACCCACAACAGACATGGGACATCGCTCGCCGCGAGTTCATCACGCAAGTCGAGACCTTGGAGGAAGCCCAAGGCTTGCTCCTCACCGTAGTCAACAGCCGCATGGAAGGTACATCATGAAGAAGTACAAAGGGCCAGCCAAGCCCATACCCACAACCCGCGAGATCATTACCGACAAAGCCGAGCGTGTGATCTTCCTGCTGTTTGCCGTATTCATGGCCGTGTACCTGTTGGTGGAGTGAGCCATGAACATAGCCGACACCGTGATCTGGTGTGACCTAGCGCGCCGGGAGTTCGATGACCACATCCAGTGGGTGCCGAGCTGGTTGATAAGCCGAGATGATGTTCACCACTGGCGGTACAGCGTGCACCGATACCCATTCGTGCAGGGCTACCACCTCGTGCACTACCCCGGCGACGACGCAGATGACGACGACGATGTTGTCATCAGCACACACAAGACACTGGCCGAGGCCATGTCCATCCTCAAACTCCTGCTGGCCAACGGCGGGGTTGTTTACTTCGACAACTAACTTTTAAGGTTAAAAGAAATGACTGAACCCATCTGCCCCTCGTGCTACATCGAGGACATACCCCTGCCGCGCTACGCGCTCGGGTATCGCACATGCCTCACATGCGGTGAGAAGCAAGCCAAGAAGGTCAAGCACACCATCGCACCCATGCCCAAGAGTAACTACATGCTGTTCACAGACCTGTCGCTGCTCAAGGGACTTAACTCATCACACAAGGGAGGTTCGCTATGAGATTAGAACACGGCTCGTTTATTCTTTTACAAGACGGCAAGGTCAATGTCTATGCATCCGACTACAACACCATCGTGGACCGACTCAACGCGCAGTATGCAAAGAATCCCGCCAGCGACTTCATCATCACGCAAGTCGTGGGCACAGTGGACAAACCCAAGGTGCCTGTCGTGCACTGCGTATACAACGCACAAAACCTTTAACCTTAAAAGAAAGCACATCATGAACGCACACACCAAACTCACAATGCACCTGTCACGTCACGCATACAAGCGTGGCCAATTCAAAGGCGACGCCCCTGCCGACTGCGGGCGCAGGGCTAAGACACACTTCCGTGTCATCAAGGGCAACGGCGGGACGATGCTGGTGCGTATGCACAACGCTGACCTCATCACTGCCTACGAGGACGGGCGCATCAAACTGCACACCAACGGCTGGCACACATCACGCACAACCCGGGACTGCATGGGAGAGGCACTGACAAACTTCTTTGGGTGGGGGTATCTCCACAGCGTGCGTATGGGTGGCTACTCACAGACCGGCATCAAGATGAACGGCAAGACGTATCGCTACTATGACGGGATGGAATTCAGCGCCGACGGCGCACCACTCACATCGCTCAAGGTGTTCACAGCCAGACGCGCAGACCGTGAGGAAACCGCTGAGTTCCGCAAAGAAATCAAAGAGTCTGGGTTCGTTGGCATGTTCCCTATTCTGTACAACGCAGCCGGGGTTGCTGAAAACAGTTGGTTGTTACGCACTAAAGAAAAGATCACCGATGCAGACTCTGCCGATTCATGGCCCGAGATTGTGTCGATATACAAATACCCAAGATACACCCACCGCATGAAGCTTATCCCTGCATACCCCGATCACAAAGCTGCACTGCGAGCAATCGTTGCAAGCTTCACCAAGAACATGACTAAGTTCGTCGATACCGACGTGACCGTCCTGTAAGCCGAGCGCAAGCTCATTGTTTTAACCTTAAAACTTCTCTCAACTCTTTCACTTCAATCTAGGAAATCATCATGAACGTCAATCTCAAGCAAGCCGCCACCCTCATCCGTAACGTGGGCTCCTCCAACACGCTCCTCCTGCGGGGCCAGCCCGGTATCGGCAAGTCCTCTATCCTGCAGACACTCGAACGTGACCTGCCTGACTATCAGGTGTGCTACATCGACGTGGCCAACCTCGACCTCGGTGACCTCGGCATGCCAGTCATCGACAAGGACACCATGACAACCAGCTACGCACCCAACGTGCGCTTCGGTGTGGGTAAGGGTCAGACACGCCCTGTCGTGCTCATGCTCGACGAGCTGGGCAAGGCGTCCCGCCCTGTGCTCAACATGCTGCTGCCTGTCATCCTCGAACATCGCATCGGTGATGTAGCTCTGCCTACTGGCTCTATTGTGTTCGGCACAACCAACCTCGACACTGACGGCGTGGGTGACAACATCCCTGCCCATGCGTTCAACCGCATGACTGTCGTGACTGTGGCTAACCCTACGGCCGACGAGTGGATCGAGTGGGCCTCATCGCACAGCGTAGCGCCCGAGATCATGGCGTTCGCCAAGCAGTATCCGCAGGTGTTCGACTGCTATGCAGACCTCGACAAGAAGGACAAGAACCCCTACATCTTCAACCCCATGACGGGTAACATTCGGGCATTCTGCTCACCTCGCTCGCTGGCCAAGGCATCGAACCTCATCAAGCAGCGCAACGTGCTCGGCTCTGCCCTGCTGCCAGCCCTCGCAGGTACTGTCGGTGAAGCTGCGGCCCGTGACATGGAAGCCCTTGTGAATCTGGCCGATCAACTGCCGCTGTTCGAGACCATCGTGAAGCAACCACTCAAGGCCAAGGTGCCCGATGGTGCTGGTGCACTGTTCATCCTTGCATTCATGCTGGCGGGCCGAGTGGACGCTGACACCCTCGACCCTGTGATGGACTACGCCGAGCGCATGGCAGACGCATCGTTCGAGGCACACGCCCTGTTTATCACAGCGCTGGCATCCAACCGCACCAAGGTCGGTATGGCATGCAAGAACCGCAAGTTCACCGCAGCAGCCGCCAAGCTGGGCAAATACTTTTAAGGTTAAAGGAATCACCATGCTAATCATCGAATCAACCAGCAACGGCCAGCACATGGTCAAGATCAAGAAGGACTGGCACCCCGGCAGGATGGGGTCTCAGTACACACCGCCTCTGCGTAACTACGTGAGTGGGGACAGTGCCGAGCGCGTGCAGCGGGCACTGCTCAAGAAACCCGTGGCCTATCTCACCCCGTGGTGGGTGGGCAAGTAACTTTTAACCTTAAAACAATTGGAGAGAATCATGAGTGAGAACGCTTTCGATATGGTGCGCAAAATACGCCACCTTCCCGGCTTGAAACTGACGGCAGTTATTGAGCCTCAACGCATCACCAAGCGCGTGAAGAACGCCGCGCAGAAGATGCTACGTACTGGTGTTCTAGCGAACGGGTACACCAGCAAGTCTCGTATGTTGGCTGAGCAGTTGTTAAGTGCCGCTGGCCTACAAGCCTCTGCAACCAACACAAAGTGGGGGGTTCGTATCTTTGATGCTGGCCAACTCACCGAGGATGATCGCGCGCAGATCGTAGAGTTTATCCAAGCTGCGCGGATGATCGAGCTGGCCAGTACGACCAGTAATAACTCGTACGTACACGACCGGTACACAAGCCTAGTGAACCAGTTCAATAGACAGAGTGGCGGGCAGTTCGCGTTCAACATGTATCAGCCAGAACTGCAAGCACAGCTTACTGAGCTGGTGGCCGCACGTCGCACCCCCGAGCAGGTCAAGGCACACGAGGCACTGGCCGACAGGCTCGACAGTACTGAACCCATCCACATCAACTTTTAACCTTAAAACAATTGGAGAGAATCATGAACGTACAAGATCGCATCAAGCGAGCACACATCAGCATCATGCAGCACAAGAAGTTCTGTGCTTACTCAGGCGTGCTGGCCTGTGGCAAGGTCACTGTGGGGGACGGTGTACCCACGGCGGCGACCGATGGCTGGAACGTCATCTACAACCCCAAGTTCGTCGAGGAGCATGCCAAGACTGACCCCGAGCTGCGCTTCCTCGTACTGCATGAGGCAACGCACAAAGCCTATCGGCACATGGTCACATGGCGTGCACTGCACGAAGAAAACCCACGGCTTGCCAACATCGCGGCCGACTACTTCGTCAACCTGAACCTGCAGGACACAGACGATGGTGAGGGCTTCGTCCAGATGCTCAAGATCGGCGTACCGCCCGAGGCCAAGTATCGCGGCTGGTCTGTGCAGATGATCTTCGCCGACCTCAAGAAACAGCAACAACAGCAGGAAGACGGCAGCGGTGGGGGTGGCGGCGACAACCCAGATGACCCCGATGACGGCGCAGGGTTCGACGAGCATGATTGGGACGGCAACCCAACCAACGGCGACCCTGCCAAAGAGCAAGAGCAAGCCAACGAGATTCAACGCGCCATTCGCCAAGGTGAAATCCTGCGCAAGAAGCTGGCGGGTAAGGGTGCTGGTCAGTCCGATGGTGTGTTCGGTGACCTCATGACGCCCAAGATCGACTGGAAGAAAGTGCTGCGGGAGTTCATCACCGAGACCTGCGCGGGGCGTGACGAGTCCTCATGGCGCAAGCCCAACAGGCGCTACCTCGGCATGGACATCTACATGCCCTCTATGGTCGGCACCACTATGACGGAGCTGGTAATCGGCTTCGACACATCGGGCTCGATCTTTGGCGGCGACGAGATGACGCGCTTCGTGTCTGAGATTAAGACCATCGTTGAGGACGTCAAGCCAAGCAAGGTGCATGTGATCTATTGGGACACCGAGGTGGCAGGACATCAGACGTTCGAGGATGGTCAGTTCGCTGTGCAAGACCTGCGCATCAAGGGCGGTGGCGGCACGGACGGTTCGGTGTTGTTTGACTACCTGCGAGACAAGAACATCAACCCTCAAGCCATTGTGCAGTTCACCGATGGCTATGTCGGTAGCTGGGGCCGCACTGATGTGCCCACACTGTGGGCTGTGACATCTGATCTGCAAGCTCCGTTTGGCACGACGATTCGTGTCGAGGTCTGAAACTTTTAAGGTTAAAGGAATTCATCATGGGATACAGATCAAATTTAATGGTGCTCATCTACCCCGATATACAAAACCCCAGCGAGGAGCAGCCGCTGTACGACCAGCTCAAGGTGCTGATGGCTACGACGTTCAAAGATGTGTCCGAGGAGTTTGGTGGGTACATGACGTGGATCGACGCCGACCATGTGCTGAAGTTCACGCTCGACGATGTGAAGTGGTATCCGAGTTATGGGGATGTGCAGATGTTCGAGAATATGCTGGAGGCGTTCAAGGGCAGCGGCGATGACGACGAGGACATCAAGGGTTACTGCACAGAGTTCGTACGTGTTGGTGAGGACACTGATGACGTGGAGGAAGTGCACACCGGGCACAACAACCACTACTACCTGCAGGTGCGCAGGACTATCGAAAGTAACGTATGACCATCGACGACTTCGAGTGGGTTGAAGAAGGGTTTGACAGCTACGCCCTCGCCCACAAGACACGCGAGATGACCATCGCTGTCATCAAAAACTTCAACGGGTGGTACATACATGCGCTGAAAGTCCCGACGGGTGTTGCGAAGATCGCTGAGCACCTCGACAACTTCGAAGCGGCGAAAGTCATCGCCACAATTTACGTTAGCCAAAACATGGAGAACTTTCCTGATGTCAAAAATTACCGCACAAGAGCTCTCAGAGCAGGACCCCAAAAGATTCCGCGAGGAGTATTTAAAGTGGACTGAGTACGCCTGTGACCACGAATGGTGGGACTACATGGAGGAGACCTTCAAGAGCGACATGTCCCTCAAGGGTGTCTCCGTCACGCACATCTACTTCAGCGTGTCGTACAGCCAGAGCGACTACGCATCGTTCGAGGGGAGTATCAGCGTGGACGAGTGGATGGCGTACAAGGGCTACGACGAAACGTACCCGGCCCTGTATCTGGCGGCTGTGGACTACTGCGAGTTTGCCAGTGTGTCCGACCGTAGCCGAGGTAGCTGGCCGCGAGTGAACCTAGAGGGCGGTACTGTAGGCAACACACCCCCTACGGGTATCTTTGCTGGGCTTGATACCGAGGCATGGGATGAGTTGATCGAGGAGCAGTACAGCTCTGCAGGGCTTGAAGATGAGATGCAGTCGTTTGTCGAAGACGAGTGCCGCAAGCTGTACCGTGACTTGCGTGATGAGTACGAGCACCTGACGAGTGAGGAATCGTTTATCGAGTCGTGCGAATGCAACGACGTAACTTTTGAAACTGAGGAGTGTGAAGCATGAGATATCAAGTAACTGTCAGCGGCAAAACTATCTTGTTAACCCAGCACCAACTGGAAATTCTGATGACCGCAGTGCAAGACGCAGAGCAGATCGGAGAGCAACACGTAGGCAACGGCAAGGGGTCGCAGGGCTATCAAAAAGCCTACGTACCCACTATTGAGACCAAGCAACCACACGAATGGCTGTCAGTGTTTGTCGTTGCTGACGACTTCGTTGATGCCACCAAACTGGCAATGAAACTTACCACCGAATAACTTTTAAGGTTAAAAGAAATGAACTACATCACTGACACCCAACCCAGCACCGTAGCCGGTGTTGCTCGCTCCGCCATGATGGTGGACCTGCACATCTCCGTGTACTCGGGGCGCAAGCAGGACAAGACCACGCAAGGCGAGGTCACCACGGCCAAGGGCTCCGGCTCGAAGAAGGCTGCGTCCGTGTACAAGAACTTGTTTGCTGAGTGCAAAGAACTCGACGACCTGACCAAGTTCCAAGCGCGGGCCCGCGCTGAGCACTACCGCCTGACACTGCCGTGGAATGACCAAGGCGCACGGCTGTTACCCACTGCGTCACTGCTGGAGTACCAGCAGACCATGGGCCGGTATCGCAACGAGTTCGAGCGACTGGTGGACGCGTTCCTTGACAAGTACGACACGCTGGTTGCGGCCGCTGCGTTTCAGCTCGGCACGCTGTTCGATCGCCAAGAGTACCTGTCCCGCGCTCAGGTGGCGCTGCGCTTTCGTATGGAGTCGAGCTTCACACCACTGCCTACCTCGGGTGACTTCCGCCTTGACGTGGAGAGCTCAGTGCAGCGTGATCTGGTCGAGCAGTACGAGCGCCGCATGGAGGCCAAGCTGGCACAGGCTAACCAAGACTCGTGGAGTCGCTTGCACGAAGCCCTACTGCGTTTGTCTGATCGGCTGATCGTCGATGAGGATGGCAAGAAGCGCAAGTTTCACGACACGATGGTGACAGGTGCACTGGAGCTGTGTGACCTGCTGACCGTGATGAACGTCACCAAAGACCCGCAGCTTGAGTCAGCGCGCCGTAAGGTTGAGGAGGTATTGTCCGGTGTAACACCAAAGGAATTGCGAGATGAAGACAGCACACGTATCCAAACCAAGCAGAGAGTCGATGCCATCCTCGACGCCTTCGACTGGGGAGACACACCAGATGAGATCGTGGAGGTTTAAAGATGCCGCACGCCAATACAGCAACACAAGAAAACACATGCAACAAACACACGAACGCGAATACAGATACGAAGAACGGTACGACGAGTACATGCTCAAGTGCTGGCATGACGGCGTTGAGACCTCATGGCGAGGGGGCATGGACTCACGGCCTAAATGGCTTGAGCGCATCCTTGTTACAGCAACGGTTGGAGGGCACCTCAAGCGTGTCGCCCAACCCCCGCCCGACGCCATCGTCTGGTTCACCACCGACCTCGACAACAACCTCTTAACTTTTTTGGAGCTTACATGATCTACGACAACTTAACGGACAAAGAGCTGCTACGAGTAGCTGACGGCCAAGCAGGGCTTATCAAAGCCCTTGCCGAACGATTGGAGATGCGCTTGCGAGACATCGAAGATCAAAACAAATCCACCCCGGTCGAAGACGACCGTCAACTTAAATTGTTTTAAGGTTAAAAGTTTATGCCCGATCTCAAATCTGAACTGAGCAAAGTGCTCAACGAATGGAATCCCTCGGAGACAACTATGACGCAACCCGCAGCGCCCGCAGCCACGCCATACTTC